TGCTTACCGATAACATTAGATACCATTAAATTTAAGTATCTTGCAATATAGCTATCGTTCCTTGCTAATTCTCTTGCTCTATCTCTTAAAATTCTTATGTTATCTTTTATCTCAGCATCAGCGCTTGCAGAAGTTGTTAGAAAATCTGCAAAAAGCCTGCCAGTATTTGCTCCTGTATAACTTCTAGCGTATGCCTTTCTTTTTTTATCTTTAGGCGCGTTTCTTCCAAATATATTGTCATACCAAGCCATTATGTAATCTTCCCAAAATTAACTTTTATAGTGTTGCCTGAACCTTCGTTGTTTTTAATTCTTGCCATCTTTACTTCTTTTAACCATTCAGCTTTATATCTATCCTTGAAGGTTAATAGTTCATCTATAGACATCCTAGAAAGCGATCTGCCAGCAATAGACATTGAGGACTGATCCATTGATGCTCTGTTTTCAATAACAGCACAAATTGAATCAAATACTATCTTTGCATGTGATCTAACAGCATTATCTAAAATAGTGCTGTAACCATCTTCAATTATTACTTCAACATTATCGGAAGTTCTTTTTATTATTGCATCCCATCTATAATCACCAGCAGTTTGCGATGTGGTGCTGGATGTAGAAATAATATATTCATTATTACTTTCAGTAGCATCTATAGTGAAGTTAGATGCAGTAGAGCCATCTATTAAATAGAATTTATACTTTAATGAATAAGCTGCTAATGGATAATCTGTAGATAGGTTTGGTTTTTTCCATGCCCAAAAATCACCTTTCTGCAAAACAGCAGGTACTTGAGATGGATAATTAGCTGAATCAAATTTGTTGCTCAAGCAAAAACCTCATAAATGTTATAGATATATCTATATCTAACACTAAGGTGCATAGCTGTAATGTCAATATTAAAAATGCAGAAAATAAAAAAGGCTCAATTAAGAGCCTTTAGTTAATATTGTTCTTTTATATGTAAATAATGTCGTGTAAATCTTTCAACCACTTTTGCTCGATATCTATAATATCAAAGACCTTTCCAAGCTCATTAGTTTGAGAAGCATTTATAATTGCTGTTTCATATTGTGTTATGTTCCAAGCATCCCATTCAAAACTTGCATCATAGTCAAAAAGATACTCAACAGCTTCATCTTCTCCAATACTGGTTATGTTTTCTAAATCTCCCTCACCTATAGTAATGCCATAGTGTTCAAACTCAGTTTCGCATCCATAGCTAATAGGTGCGTCATTTTTTAGTTCAGCATCATAAGCAGGCACTAAAAGAGATTTAAGTCTTTTCATATTAACAATTTTTTTATTATCTTTGTTTACATGCTTGGCTTGTAAAAACTCTACAGTTCCACCATCGAAACCTTTTAGCATTTCTATAACCAAAGGTATGTTGTAACCCCAGTCATGTATATCTTCATGATTATCGTTATTCCAATGGTTGTAAGCTGAATGTCTGAACATTACCTTATTTTTCTTAGCTTCTTCTAGTATTGTTATTAATAGAGGTTTCATTACGACACCTCTAAATTTTGCCAAAAAACGACATACAATGTCTCTTTTTGTGCTGTATCATCATTATAACAAATATCATATTCTTCTATAGCAATATCCATTAGGCTACCTATAGTTCCTTCAGCACTTTTTATGCTCCAACCATTTTTGACTAAAAGCTGGATTGCTTCACCCATCCATATGTAATCAGTAGCTTCTTCAGGCGTTTCTGCTTCTTCCCAAAAATCTCCACACTCAATATGGTTATTAAAAAGTTTTACTGCTTCTTGCTGGTTATTAGTTAGTTCTTTCATGTTTGACTCCTTTTTGTTTAACATGCTGTACATTATATATAAAAATATATAAATATGTAGAAAAATATGAAAAAAAGTAACTTTATTTCCAAGAAGTGGCGAAATTACCTCTATTTATGCCTTTTTGTGGTCTATTTTGTGTTTTCTCTCTTGGTTTTGACTCTTGCGTGAGTATTTTGTTCTCAATAGCTTCATAGTTAGGGTTTAAGATATAGATAGCTGCAAAGTTATATACCAATGTATCTAATGCTTCGTTTCTTGGTCTGACTTGCTTCCAAGCAAGCGTTTTTCTACCTCTAACAAATTTAGTGATCCTTTTTTCTGCTGTAAGCTGTTTAAAGTATTCTTCATCAAGATCAGAGCAGAAATGTAGTGTAGTTGTATCAGGTTCAGTAGATAATCTAGCAAAGATAGCTTCTTTAGCACTATCAGTACCAATACCATATAGAGCTGCTTTATTCTTACCAACATAACTAGGTCTATTTGCTATTGGCTTGCCTGCTACTGATAAACCTTTAACTGCAAATATTCTTCTAGCTTGTCTTGGCTTGGTAAATTGATAGACCATATTGGTATGATGTCCACCTGAGTCAATAGTGCAACATGATATAGGTATTGATCTTTCAGATTCAGTTTTAAATCTTTTCTTTAAATAAGCATCTAAATCATTCCAAACATTCATTGCATTTGGATCACCCCAAAATATCTTGTAATCACAAACCCATGCTTCGTAATTCTTACCCCAACCAACTAGCTGAAGCTCAAGACGATCTTTTTGTGTATCAACACCAGCAGTTAAAACTAAAACATCTTCAGGAATAGTTGTGTAATCATAATTTAATCTTCTTGCTAATAAAGTGTCATACTCAACAGCTTCGCCTTGTTCTTCCCAAGACTCGCCTAATGCAGTATTAATCCAAGTCTTTAACATTTCAGGATTCTTTTTAGCTTCAAGGAATGATTTAGCCATATCTGCCCAAGTAGACCAAACAGAATATAGCTCTGATATATGGAATCCTGCTGTATCTGATTTAGGTTCTGAAGCTATCCATTCGCCATGTTTGAGCATCCATTGTTTTTTAGATTCATCTATAACTGCTCCACATTCACCGCAAGCATAATTAGCTGTTTCAGGTTTATCTTCTTCCCATACAACATTCTTCCACTTTAATACTTGCTTAACATTACATTCAGGACATGGCACATGGTAGTAGCGTTTATCTGATTCTTCAAAAGCGGTTTCTATTCTTGATAGTCCTTTAATCGTTGGCGTTGAACACATATAAATCTTTTTATTCCAAAAAGTAGTGGTTCTTTTGGTAGCTAGTGATATTGGATCACCTTCAGCACCAGCACTTTGTTCATATCTATCAGTTTCATCTGCTAAAACAATCCTGATTGGTCTTGATGCTAAACCAGCAGCAGAATTAGAACCAACTATATTCAAGTTACCGCCAGCAAACTTCTTACTTAAAACTGTATTACCACTATCTCTGCTTCTAGCATCTTTAACACAATGCCTAATCTTCTCGCTATCTCTAATCATAGTAGCTAATCTATCTTTACTAAATGCTTGAGCCATCTGTAATGTTGGTTGCATTATTAACATTGGAGCTGGATCTTGGTCTATATAGTAGCCAATGACATTAAGTAAAATTTCGGTAGCACCAACTTGAGCAGATTTCATAAAGATAATTCTTTGTATATCAGGATCATTAAAAGCATCCATAATCTCACGCTGATACTCTGCTCTATCAGTACGCCATTGACCTGCTTCTGCTGAAGATTCAGGAGATAGTTTTCTGTAATGATCTGCCCAATCAGATATCTTGAGATTCTTGGGTGGTGTCCAAGTGTTCTTCAAGTTCTGCATTAGCTTTTTTATATTTTGGTGGTATTCCATCTTCTGCTAGCTCATTAAGTGCATCATGCACTTGTTCTTTTATTATTAATTCTGCTTCAGGGTATTTATCAACTGTTATAACTTGATGCGCTATTCTACTTGGTAGTCCTAACAACTTAGCTCTAACATTTGAAACATAAGAAACCCAAGTATCTTCTACTAGTTGTGCTGGTATTAGATTGGATTCCATTTCCTCAACCTCTAATTCTGCTTTTCTAGCTTGCGCTGCTGTTAGCTTGGTCTTTTCTTCTGCAATATCGCCTGATCCAGTACGCTTGTTGTAGCCACCAAGTTTTCTAAGGTATGAAATGTAAGCTATTCTGCATACATCTATATTTAAAGGACTTCTACCCATCTTAGAAGGTAAAATACCATCCCTTATTAGCTCTGAGATGCGTTTTACGCTTAAATCCAAGTGTTCAGCCACTTCTTTTTGTGTTGCCATTTAATTTATAAATTACCTGATTAAAAGAAGGCTGTGTCTAAGAAAAGATCGAGCTGTCCAATTACCA